TGCGCGCGCGTTAGGTGATAGGTGATAACCAAAACTGCCGCAACTTGACAGCCGCCGCGCCCTGCAATGATTACACAGACCAAACTCGCAACGCGCTGGCACTGCCGACAGTCCTACGTCTCGAAACTTGTCGCGAAGGGAATGCCGCTCACTTCCGAGGCGGATGCGCGCGCGTGGAAAGAAGAACACCAAGAACGCCGTTCCCGTACCGACACCACCGAAGAAGAGCGCGCGCTGCGTCTCCTCGAGTGGAAACTCAAACTCGAGCGCGCCGAATTCGAGCTCGCAAAAGCAAAAGAATCCATGCTCCCCGTCGCGCAATTCGAGCGCGCCTGGGTAAAGACCCACGCCGCCCTCCTCGCCGCGATCGACGCCTTCGGCCCCCGCGTGAACGAATCCCTCCAGGGCCTCGACTACGACGACCGCGCCGCCGTCCTCGAGAAAGAATGCGACCGGTTGAAGCAAACCATCGCCGCCTGCGATTACCTCGAGCCCGAGGAAGAAGAAGATGGCGGTTAACCCCACATCGCCGCCGGCATTTTCGTTAACCCAGAAAGCCGCGCGCATCTTCGCCGCGATCAACCGCGCCCTGTTCACCCCCCATCCGCGGAAACCGATGGCCGACTGGCTCGACGAAAACGTCATCGTGCCCGATATCGTCGGCTCGCCGTTCCCCGGCCCGCTGAATTCCAGCCGGCTCCCCATCTTCCGCGGCCTCCTTCGCCGGCTCGAGCAGCGCCGCGTCCGTTTCTTCACCCTTTGCAAAAGCGCCCGGACCGGCGGCAGCCTTTTCATGGGCATCGGCCCCGTCCTCCACAAGATCGCGACGCGCCCCGGCCCGATCTTGTGGCTCGATCCTACCAGGAAAACGGCGAGCCGCCTTTCCCGCCAGGAGATTCAGCCCTTCATCAAGGCGTGCAAAGCCACGAACGCCCTCCGGATCCGCGACCGCAAATCATGGACGACCCTCGAGATGATTTTCAAGACGTGCACCCTCGGCGTCCTCGGCGCCGGCAGCGTCGCCGACCTCGGCGGCCGCCAGGCCGAGATGATCATCGAGAACGAGAAAGACAAGATCCCCGCGAAAGACAAAGCCGAAGCGCCCGCCGGCCTGCTCGTCCGCGTCCGATCGAAACTTTTCCGGCGCACCCGCAAGATCATTGGGAACAGCACGCCGACTCTGGAATCCGGCGAGACATGGGGCGACTTCCTCGCCGGCTCCCAGACCTTCGGCTACCTCCCCTGCCCCGAATGCAAAGGCTACCAGCAGCTCACCTTCTTTAAGGAACCAGCCCAGCCCGATAAATGGATGCGCGTCGAAGCGGATGATCCGCTCCTCATCGGCCACGAAATAAAAACCTCTGATCGCGAAGGCGTCCCGCTCCCCGCCGATAGTCATCGGTCCCATCTGACCCATAAGTCCCATTGCAAACCCGCCACCGACACCCGCGGCGGCTTTCTAGTCCGCGGCATTCCCCAGACCGGCCGCGTCTGGTGGCCGCCCGAGTTGCAGGACAAGAAATCCAAGGTCTGGGATTACGACGCCGTCGAGCGCCAGGCAAAATACGAGTGCGCCTTCTGCCAAGCCAAGATCGACCTCAGCAAATGGCTAAACTGGATGCTCGCCCGTTACGCCCTGCGCGATCACAACCCCGCCGCGCCGGCCGATACCGAGAGCGCCCACATCTGGGCCTTGTATTCGCCCATGGACCTCGGCATCGGCGGCCTCGCCAAGAAATACCTGCTCGCCATCGGGAACATCGCCCGGATGCACGATTGCTATAATTCCGATTGGGGCCGGCCCTTCGAGCGCACCCCCACCCGCATCACCCGGAAATCCATCGAGCTCCTCCAATCCAAAACCCCCATCAAATACGACCGGCTTAATCCCCTCGATCCCGACGACCCGCTCCGGCTCCCCGTTCGTCCCTGCTTCATCACGATGGAGGTGGACGTCCAGCAGACCGAGTATTGGTGGACCGTCTGGGCCCACGCCGTCGATAGCAGCATGTGGCTCCTCGCCTGGGGCAGTTGCGTATCCGAGTTGGAACTAAAAACCATCGCCGCCCGCGATTGGACTTACGAATTTCCTTCAGATCCGACCTCCGACCTCCGACCTCCGACCTCCGAGACCCACCGCTTTTATCAAGGCATCATCGATTCCGGCTACAAAGCCAAACGCCAAAACGGCGTTTACCGGTTCGTTTATGAAAACCCCGATTGGATGGCCAGCAAAGGCGGTTCGCTGAAGGCTGGGAAAGAAAAACCCATCTTCGAGACCTCGATCGCGTTCAACTACGACGGGAAAGAAGTCGATATTCCCTACGTCCATTACAACGACGACCAGATGACCGAGCACCTCGCCCGGTTCGTAATTAAAGAGCGGTTACATCCTCGCTATTTGCCCGCGCAACTCGACGAATTTTTCCTCGAACAAGTCAGCAGTCCCCACCTGAAAGCCATGAAGTTGGCGGACGGCCGCACCGCCTACGAGTGGGGATACACCTGCGACCCCCACCTGTTCGATTGCTGGAAAGAATCCGAAATTTTCCACTTCATTTTCAGCCCCGAGATTCTCGCGAAAAAACGCGAACAGCAGGACCAGCAACGTGACGTTGCATCCGGTTAATTCAGCGGGAAAATAATCTCGACTTCCGGACCACCGTAGATGCGCGCGCGTTCACGCCCTTCATCGTCGCGCTGCGTTATGTCCATTCGAAACGCGCACGCCAAAATCTTCGCTTTCCCCAGGACGCCCGCGTCGATCGTGTCACCGAGCGTCGGCATCCGATCTTTGAGCGGCCACGGAATCCAGCAGCGATTAGATTTCATTCCCGTCCTCGCGATTCTAGCATAAAAACAGACAGGCGCGGTCCTCGAAAGGAGCCGCGCCTGGCCGCAGTTTGGATACGCGCGTTGAGCCTCTGTCAATCGCTGCGCTTTGACATAGTGCCGCACGGCAAATGGCCGTGCCTCCGAATTTCGTTCAAGCTCTTGTCCAGTATGCGGACGCAAAGGGAGCGCCGGGCCTCCAGGAATTAAACGACCGGTTCGACGAGCTTTTCGCCCAGATCAAAAACGGCGAAGGGCAACAGACCGTAGTCAACTCTTCCATTAACGGCAAAGCCCTCGGGTTCCAGACCGAGATGACCGTCGCCGAGGAATTCGCCGCCGTCGGCCAGGCCCTCCGCGAGCTCGACGTCGATAACGCCGGCCGCGTCGTCTGCACTTACCCAGATTTCTCCAGCCTCCAGCGCTGATCTCTCGCCGTGAAATTCCCGAAATTTTCCCGCAGTTACCTCGAAGTCCTGAATCCCGTTTCATCCGGATCCAGCGAGCCGATCGCGCAGGCCTCCAGCTCCACGCCCGACACCACGGCATCGCTTTACGATTCCGCCACCGATAACGGCAGCCGCAGCTCCTTCGTCGCGTTCCCGCTCACCGCACGCCGGGAGATCACGCGTTACAACCGCGTCCAGACTCTCCGCAAAATCCGCGCGCTCGAGGCGAACTTCGGCCTCATCGGCCGGCTCAAGACCACCGTCGGCAAGTATGCCGTCGGTCGCGGCGTGTTCCCTCAGCCGAAAACCAAAGACACGGCCTGGAATGCGGAAGCGAAAGAAAAATTCGACGATTGGGCAAATAACCGGTTCGTCTGCGACGTCGCCGGCGCCATGACTTTCTGGGAGCGGCAACGCTTCCATGCCGAAGCATTGTTTGGGGACGGCGAAAGCTTCGACGCGCTCGTCTCCTCCAGCGTATCCGGCGCGCCGCAGCTCCAGCTTTTCGATTGCTCGGAAGTCGGCAATCCTTACTACGGTGCCATCAGCGCCGATTACGCCGATGGCGTGAAGGTATCCCCGACCGGCCGCCCCATCGAATACCAGGTCGTTCGCCAGATCGGCACCGGCGTCTATCCGCCCATCGAGACTTTCCCGGTCGCCGCTAGCGACATGATCCACATTATTCGCCGGAAACGCGCGAACCAGTACCGCGGCATCTCGCCCTTCGCACCCAGCGCGAATTGCGCGGTCGATTCCATGGACCTGCGCAGCCTCATCACGGCTTCCGCAAAGCTTCACGAGGCCATGGGCCTGGTGGTCAAGAAAAAAGCCGCCGAAGCCGGCAAGGGCGGAATCTCGAACAAGCTCAGCAAAGACCTCGACTCGAACGGCAAAGTTACCCAGATCACCGAAGGCTTTACCAGCGCCGCGATTCAATACCTGGCCATCGATGAAGCGATCGAAATCGTCGCCTCCGAGCGGCCGAGCCAGAACCTCCAGCAGTTCCTTACCTATCTGATTCGCGACATTTGCAGCACCACCGGTCTCCCGAGCGAGATCGTGTGGGACATGGCGCAGCTCGGCGGCGCGCCCGCGCGGATCGTCCTCGCCGACGCGCAATGGTTCTTCGACGGCATCCAGGACCTGCTGAACGAAATTTTTAATCAACGCGTTTGGGTTTGGTGGTGCGCGAGCATGATGAAGAGCGGCCAGCTCTCGAAATGCTCGGATCCGCGCTGGTGGACCTGCGATTGGCAGGGACCGCCGAAGCTTACGGCAGATGCCGGCCGCGCCATCAATGGCGATATCGACGCACTCGGCGCCGGCCTCACGAATTGGGAAAATTACCACGATCAGCACGGCCGCGATTGGAAAGACGTTCTCGGCAAACGCATCGCCGAGCTGAAATGGGCGCAGGACGAGGCCAAAAAAGCGGGCGTCCCGTTCGAATATCTCTACTCACTCAAGCCCGGCGTGAACGTCAATGTCGGTTCCGGCCTCAGCAACGTCGGAGGCGCGGAATGAACGCGCTCCCGGCCGGACTTCATTCCGCCTCGCTCGCGTTCGCCAATCGCGAAGTATTGCTCACCCGCCAGTCTGCGCGCCGCGCTCTCGCGCATCTCGAGAACGTCGGCGATTTGCCGGTCCCAGAATTGAAAAAGCTCGCGCACACTTCCGCCTCCGAAGCCGTCGCCCGCTTCAAGACCGCACTCTCAAAACGGAATTTCGAAATCCGACAACTCAAATAATCCGCCATGCGTTACCCGCGACTTTTCACCAAACTTTTTTGCGAACCGGTCATGATCACCGAGACGGCGTTCTCCGGTCTCGCCACGGTTCTTATCGCCCGCATGAGCGGCAACGTCTCTCCACGCGCGGCCGCAACTCCAGAGCAGCTCCCCGATGAAGGCTGGCTGCGAAACCGGAAAATCGCGCAAGCCTCCTTCCAGCAGGCCAGGCTCGACGACGTCTATAGCCAAGATGGCGACACTGCCATCATCACGCTCGATGGGGTGATCGATCGCCACATCTCGCAGATGGACATGGATTGCTATGGCGGCTGCGATCTTGCGGATATCGACCGCGCGCTCGACGTCGCCGCATCCGATCCATCGGTTAAAAATGTGATCCTCGATTTTCGTTCGCCCGGCGGCAGCGTCGTCGGCGTGCCGGAGACCGCTCAGAAAGTCTCGAATCTGGCAAAAACTAAAAACGTCTACGCGTTTACCGATTCGCTATGCGCGAGCGCGGCGTATTACATCGCCAGCCAGGCCTCGCAGATTGTTTGCACGCCCAGCTCTTACGTCGGCTCGATAGGCGTCTATTGCGCGCTCCTCGATGCCAGCGGCTATTACGAGAAGCAGGGAGTGAAGATCAACTTCTTCAAGAGCGGCGACCTCAAAGGCGCCGGCCTGGATTTTAAGCCGCTCACCGAGAACGAAGCCGAAATGTTCCAGAACCGCGTCGAACAACTCGGCGCGCAGTTCCGCGATACCGTTACGGCCGCGCGACCGAACATCGCCACGTCGACCATGCAAGGCCAATGCTTCATGGGCAGCGACGCCGTGGGCGTTCATCTCGCCGATCTCACTCTGCAATCGCTGGCCGATTTGCGGAAACGGATTTAGAGGGAGCGCCCAGCACTTCCTCCCGGTACTTCAGGTTACGATTTCGCCTTAGGCGCGCCCGATGGCGCTGGTAGTAGCGCGCGTTTCTTTCTTTGCGTTTCAAAGCATTGTTAGTCGCGCCTAACACTTTAAGCGTCTTAACAAATTCTTGCCCTAAACGCAACTTCGCATTTGTCGCTTTATGCGTTTTCGCGTATTCGCGTTTTCATGGCGACGCTGAATGAGCAACTCCAAACGATCTTCGGAACCCTCGGCGTCCAGGACTTCGCCAGCGCCCAGGTAGTGCTGCAAAATTGGCCGAACATTCAGGCCGCCGCCCAAAACGCGGACACGCTCACTGCTCAGCAAGCCGAATATTTCGGAGCTGTTAATGCGACCGATCACGCAAGCTTCCTCGCCGCGCTCAGCGAAGCCGTCGGCAATGCGAACACTTTCGGCGGAAATCTTTCCGCCATCTGGAATGCGCTTTCCACTCCCGAGAGTCCCGTGACCGATCAGGCGACCGCGCTGGCCGCCATCGCCAAAATGAAAGGCGATCTCCTCCACGCGCAGAATGCCGCCTCGGACCGCGACGCGATCTTCGCGCAGCTCAAAGTCACCGATCGCGCTGGCGCGATGACCGCGATTGCCGACGTCGATGGCCGGATCAATGCCGGCGTCATCGAGCGCGCCGCGGCAGCGGGACTTCCCGCGCCGGTCAGCAAACCGCAAACCTCTTCCACGGGCGAAAGCGCACCCACCGACGGCCTCAAAGGCCTCGATAAAGTGCGCGCCGCCTTCGAAGCAACCGCAGCAGCTTAAAAAAACGCCATGGCATCACTTACATTACTCGATCTCGCCCGGTTAAACGGGAAAGACTCCGTCGTCGGTCTCATTGAAGAAAACCTGAGCGCCGCGCCCGAGATCGCGAACATTCCGGCGCGCACCATTCGCGGCACGTCTTACAAGACCTCGCTCCGCGTTTCTTATCCTGGCGTCGGGTTCCGCGCTGCGAACGCGGCTACCACGCCCACCGCTTCCGTATTCGAAGCGAAGCTGGTCGAGTGCTTCATCCTTTCCGGCATCGTCCAAGTGGATAAAGCTGTCGCCATGGCTTACGAGGACGGCCCCGCCGCTCTCCAGGCCATCGAATCCGTCGGCGTCATGCGGTCCGCGCTGATCGCCCTCGGCGCGCAGACCTATTACGGCACCGTCCAGGACGCGAAAGGTTTCCCGGGCCTGCAATCGATCGTCAATTCCGCGCTCACCTTTGATGCCACGGGCAGCACTGCGAACACCGGCTCGAGCGTTTACGCTTTCCGCCGCGGCCCGCAGGACGTCCAATATGTGTTCGGATCGAATCAAACTTTCGATCTCAGCGAGTGGCGCGTCGAAACTCTCTCGAACGTCGCCAGCTTCATCGCCGATCTCACCGCCTGGGTCGGTTTGCAGTGCGTCAATCCGAACAGCGTCGGATGCATCAAGAACCTCACCACGCAGAGCGGCAAGACGCTTACGGACGCGATGCTCGCGCAGTTGATCGCGCTCTTCCCGGTCGGCAACAAGCCCGACGTGATTTTTATGAACCGCCGGAGCAACATGCAGCTCCAGACCAGCCGCACCGTGGCTCTCTACGGCCAGGCTGGCGGCGGCCGCCCCACTGGCGAGCTCGTCGCTCCCCCGCCGGTCGAATACCAGGGCATCCCGATCGTCGTCACCGATTCCATCAGCTCCACCGAAGCGATCCGGTAATAGATCGCGCAGCTAAAAAGCAACCGCTCCTGCTAACTCAGTAACCGAGAAAAAATCATGGCTAACGAATTCGCCCGTAATATTCAGGACGCATCGGTAAACCCCGTCGCGTTCGCGCTGCCAAACGCAGCCAGCACCAGCACCAATTCCACCGCCATCGACCTCGGCGCTGCGGTTTACAGGAACGAGAATTACGAGCTCGAGCTCGCGATACCTGCGCTCAGCACGACCATCGCGCCCGACACGCGGACCGTCACGCTCATCGTTGAGACCAGCACCGCTTCGAATTTCGCGACGATCGTTCGCCAGATCCTTAACGTCGTCCTCACCGGCGCCGGCGGCGTCGGCATTCCGGCGAGTGTTTATCGCTGCCGGATCCCGAGCGATTGCGAGCGCTACGTGCGGTTCAAGGTCACATTCGGCGCCAGCACTACCGACGGGTCCGCGCTGAACGCTACCGGCACGGTTCGGTTCTAGCGGTCATGGCCTCTCCCGCCAAAAACGCGGGGGCCACAAAAGCCTTCGTTCCGTCCTGCCTCATCGCACGCGATCGGCACGGCAAGCTCGTTGTCCTCGCGCTCGATGACAGCAGCGATCCCGCCCTCGCCCTGCGCGATTCCCTTCGCAAGACAAAAGGCGACGGCAAATACGCCGACGTCCTCCCCATCATCCGCGGCAAAGCCACGCGGCAACTCCATTTCGCATGAGGAAGCGGATGAATCAGGAACGCAGGAACGCAGGAAAGGGAATTCGGAGCGGCGACATTGTCTGTCTACTCCTCTTCCCCGCGATCGCGCTCTTCGTTGCGTGCTCGCCGCCGGAATCAGAGGTCGGAGGTCAGACGTTGCCTCCTTGGACAATCGTGTGCGACGCGAACGGCCGCTACAATTTCACTTTCGATGATGGCCGGTTGAATCCGTACTTCCGTCCTTACCCTTCGAGAGAAGAGGCGGCCGACATGAGAGATTACTTCTACAACATCTACAATTCGCCGCAGCCAGAACCGTCGAGATATCCGATCGACGGCTACAAGCCGTGCCCGCAATGATTTCTTCTATTCGACGTTGGGCGTTGGGCGTTTGCCAGTGCGGCTCGCACCGTTGGACGTTTTCCCCATGTCTTTAACCGCCGAACAGATCGCCGACCTGGTCACCGAAGGCAGCGCGCTCGATCTGGAGCTGCGCGAGAAGAAAGACCGGCTCATCCAGATCCGGAAAACCCTCGCCGAAAATCTGGAGGCTGGCGATTACGCCGGCCGCGATGGCACGAAAGCGAAAGTCATCGTCCCGGGCCCGGCGATTAAGCCCGACGAAAAAGCTATCGGCCAGATCCGCGCCACGATCGGCGAAACCGATTTCAAAACGCTCTTCTTCCGCGTCGTCCAGTGGAAACCCGAGAAAGACATCCGCGCCAAAGCCGAAGTCCTTCTCCCGCCCGCAAAGCATCGGAAATTCCTCGAGCTCGCCGAAGTCGAAACCACGCCATATGTCATCTTCTCCTAATTGGGCGTTGGACGTTTGCTTCCGCCTCTCCCCCTTCCAAATAATGCGCGCTCGTGAACCGTGACCACAATGAAACAACGCGCGGCTTCGACGCTCGGCAGACGCAGGCCTTCGATAAGCTCGCGCAGTACGCCGGGAACACGCTGATCTACAACGGCCGCAAGGCCAAGGTCATCAGCTCGCCCATCGGCAACGAATTCATCCAGGAGATCGTCGGTTATCTCCCGAAACGGTTCGCCCACGTCGAGATTAAGCAGAGCGATTGGAACAAGCTCCAACTCGCGAACGAGGTTTACGTCGCCATCGACGACGTTGTCCTCCGGATTCGCCAGTCCCCGCAGGATCTCGCAGATGTAACCCTCCGCTTCTACGCCCACAGCACGCCGAACCAGCCGAGCGATTCGAAAGAGGAAAGCGGCTCGTTCGCGCTCGCACAGGGCCAGGTCCAGGTCGATCTCACTTTCCGCATTGTCGATCCGAAGAGCGACTACGTGTTCACCACGCTCTATATCGAGAACACGGCCGACCCGAACCCGTTGGCCATCGACGTCGTGCCCTCCGCGCGCACCTCCCTCGGGCGCACGCTGCTTCTTAACGCCGCTCCGGATTCGGCGAACTACGTTTTGCGATATCGGGTAAAGACATGAACGAGGATAGAGGATTGAGGATCGAGAATAGCGAAGAGGGAAACACCATCCTCCATCTTCAATTGAAAGCCCGGCCGTTGCTTCGCATCCGTTACGGCGCCATCCTCGCCGCAAACCGATGAAGACCAAAGGCTCCATCGGTTTGACCATCGGCCAGGTGGAAGTCCCGGTGAACTTCGGCCGGTTCGTCCTCGAGCCGATCGAATTCGATTGGCTCTACGTCGAGAACACGGTCGACGCGAACCCGCTCGCGATTAAATGCGTGCCCGCCGCGCGGATCCTCACCGCCGGCCAGATCACCGGTTGCACCATCGAGCTGAACGGCGTGCCCGATACCGGGAACTACGTGCTCCGCTGGGGCCTGATGTAACGCAGCGAGAGAATAGAGGATCGAGGATAGCGGATGGCGTTGACTGAGGGCGCGTCGTCACGATGCGCTTCTTCTCCGCGATTCTCCATCCTCGATCCTCCATCCTCGCTGCCGCCATCTCCATCCTCGTTTGCGCCAACGCCTTTGCGCAGACCACCGGCGCCCGCACGCCGCTGAATAACGCCGTCGTCCAGTCGGACATCAACATGGCGGGGCACACGTTCTCGAATGTCGGCACCACCGGCGGCCTCGCCGTGACGGTCGATCAGAACGGCACCGTCACCAATGTCCTGCCCACGAATTATCCCACCGGCCAGCTCGAGGTGAACGGCGTCGCCGTTGTCGGCGGCCCCGCGTTACCCACCCAGACCGGGAACAGCGGCAAATTCCTCACCACCGACGGGACCGCCGCCAGTTGGAGCCCGATCGCGGAATCCGCGGTCACAAACCTGGTCGCCGACCTCGCCGGAAAGGTGCCGACGACCACCACCGTTAACAGCCACCCGCTTAGCGGAAACGTCACCATCACCAAGAGCGATGTCGGCCTCGGCAACGTCGATAATACCAGCGACGCCACGAAGAATGCCGCGGTCGCGACTCTGACAAATAAGACGCTCACCAGCCCAGTCATCAACACGCCTACCGGGATCGTGAAAGGCGACGTTGGCCTCGGCAACGTCGATAACACCAGCGACGCCACGAAGAATGCCGCAGTCGCGACTCTGACAAATAAGACGCTCACCAGCCCGGTCATCAACACGCCGACCGGGATCGTGAAAGGCGACGTCGGCCTCGTCAACGTCGATAACACGAGCGATGCGACAAAGAATGCTGCGGTCGCGACTCTGACAAATAAGACGCTTACCAGCCCCGTCATCAACACGCCTACCGGGATCGTGAAAGGCGACGTCGGCCTCGGCAACGTCGATAACACCAGCGACGCCACGAAGAATTCCGCGGCTGCTTCCCTTACCAACAAAAAGCTCGGCAGCCTTACCTCGAACGGGTTTGTGAAAACGTCGGGTGGCGACGGTACCCTTTCCGTGGATACGGGAAGCTATCCGCTCGCGCTCACTCCCACCGCCGTTAAGACCGCTAATTACACCGCGGCGGCGAACGAGCTGGTCCTTACCGATACCACCAGCGGCGGCCTCACTGTCACTCTGCCTAATGCGCCCACGGATGGCACCCGCGTTGCCATTAAGATGATCGCCCAGGGCGGCACGAACGCCACCGCACTCGCGCTCCAGGGCAGCGACGTTTTCAATAAGACGGGTGGTTCCACTACCGGCACGCTCACCCTGCTTAATCAGGCCATCGTCGCGCAATACAAAGCCAGCGGCGCCATCTGGTATGTCACCGGCGATGATATCCCGCTTTCCCAGCTTGACCTTCGCTATCAACTGCTCGCCGCGAATCTGACCAGTTGGGGCGGCGTCACGCGCGCCAGCGGCTTCGATACGTTCACCGCCGCGCCAAGCAGCGCGAATCTAGCGAGCCTCATAACGGATGAAACAGGAACAGGCGCTTTGGTGTTTGCTAACTCCCCCACCTTCGTCACTCCCGCACTCGGCACCCCGGCCAGCGGGAATGCGAGTAACCTCACTAACCTCATAGCAGCGAATCTAACCGGATCACACACGCTGCCAGATGGCGTCCTTAGCACGAACGTCCCGCTTCTGAATGCGGCTAACGGATTTACCGCAGCGCAGACGTTAACTCTCGCGCCAGCGGCCAACACGGTTGCAACTGGTTGGTTACTTACCGACACAACGGCAGCATCGAGCGGAAACCAGCAATATTCGCCCGCAGTCCGTTGGTCCGGCCAAGGCTGGAAAACAAACGCGACCGCAGCCAGCCAGGCCGTCGATTTCCGTGCTTACGTAGTGCCGGTTCAAGGCTCGGCGAATCCGTCTGCTTATTGGACGCTCGAAAGTTCAGTGAACGGAGCGAGTTTTGGAACGCCGCTTAATTGGACGAGTGGAGGTCTTCTGCAAGTCGGAGGAACGACAAGCTCGTTTACCGCACTTAAAAATGGAGCAAGCGCCGGCAGATTAGCCGTCCGCTTAGCGGATGATTCCGATTATGGCTCCGTCGACGCTTCTCAGTTTGAAGTGTTCAATGGATCAACGCGTGTTTCGCTGTTTTGGTATGGCTTCGGCACGCCCAAGTTTCAGATGGTTTCGGGAGGCGGGTATGGTTGGTCGGGCAGTAGCACTGACCCGAGCACGCTCGACACCATGCTATCGCGGAACGCTTCCGCAGTCATTGAACTTAACACCGGCACCGCAGGCCAATGGGCCAGCCTCAAGCTCGGCACCCGCAACGCCACCAACAACACCGTCACCGACGGCCTGACGATCGGCCACCAGCTTTCCACCGGCACGGCAGCGGCGGGACTCGGCGAAGGCATCCTGTTCAACCTCGATTCCTCCACCACCGCCGATCGCAACGCCGGCCGGGCCCGCGTGGAATGGACCGACGCCGCCGACGCCACCCGCACCGCGAAATTCGTCTGGAGCCTCACCAATAACGCCTCCGCGCTCGCCGACGCGATGACGCTCACCCCCACCGCACTCAATCTCCCCACCGGCAGCACCTACCAGATCAACGGCACCACCGTTCTCAGCAATAACACGCTCGGCTCCGGCGTTACCGCGAGCAGCTTAACCAGCTTTGGCTCGTCGCCCGCCCTTAGCGGCACCCCCACCGCGCCCACCGCTGCCGCGAACACGAACACCACTCAGATCGCCACGACGGCATTTTCTCTCGCGGCGGGTGGTTACAAGCAGACATGGACGGCGGGAAGCGCCACGGCCAGCCAAACATTCACCCTTAATGGCGGATATAAAAATCTCCGCATCGTCATTACCGGACGCGCGGATGGCTCTGGAGACAACGCCGATGTCGTGATGCGATTTAATTCCGATACAGGCTCTAACTACGATTGGGAAGCTAGTGGTGGTTATGCCTCGACCGCGTTGGCTACTGGCGGGCGAGCAAATACCACAATTTTAGTGGCGGCAGTTCCAGCAGCCGCAGCCGCTGCTAACTATGCAGGCGAAGCTGAAATCACGGTGCCGAATTACGCCGGCACAACGTTTTTCAAAGCCTGTTCCTCTCGCAACTTCTCTAGGAGAGACAGCACGAACGACGAAGTTCTTATCTTTGGTGGAATTTGGAAATCCACGAGCGCAATTACCTCGGTAACTCTTTCAACCGATAACGGCTCATTTGTAACAGGCACGACGATCAGCGTGGTAGAGGAATAAAGTTTGTCCTTCACCGTCGATACCACCGGCTTGCAAAGCAAAAGTAGGAAGTAAGAATTATGAACTACGACAAAATCACCGAATTGAAGAAGCGGCGCGAAGAACTCGCCGCGTGCAAACAAGATTGGATGCGCGAAGATCGCCTGGCGCAGATCGACAAGGAACTTGCGGCTCTCGAATCGCCGCAACAGAACGAGGATAGAGAATAGAGGATCGAGAATGGAGAAGACCGCTATCTTCCATCCTCAATCTTCCATCCTCGCTTAAAGCCATGGCCACTGCTCCAGACATCGCCACCCTTTTCGCCGCCGATATTGCCATCGAAGAAGCCTGGGCCGGCATTCTTAACCCGGCCCTGGTCGGCATCGCCGCCGCCGCGATCGCGTTCTCAGATAACGTGAAATCCACGCCCTACGTCGAGATCGAATTCGAGGAAACTCAGGTCACCGATCACGTCCACATCTTCAATGGCTTTCAATATCGCGATACCGTTCGCGGGAGCCTCGTCACCCGCGTCTGTACCACTCGCGGCGTCGATAGCGACCAGCAGAAATTGATTGTCGGCGTCGTCCGCGCCGCCGCCCAGGATTGGCGCGAAAAATTTAATACCGACGTGCTGCCCTATTGGGGCATCAATCTTTTCACCGAAACGGGATTGAAGCGCTACGTGGATGCGGAAAACCGACTCGATAAGACCGAGCTGCGTTACCACGTCCATTTCAATATCCGGCCCGACGCGTGGCCGGTCGGCTAACCAATAACCAATAACCAATAACGCCGCAGCGTTGACAGCAACGCTGCGGTCATGCCTACACCCGCTTACGCCGACGGCTCGATGCAATTCGGGTCGCAAGCCACCTCGATCAACGGCCAGACTTACGTCGCCAAAAACATCAAGGTAAAGCGGACTCGGCGCCGGCTCGTCCAGCCGGGCGTTGATGGCGCGCCGACCCAGAAGGTGCACATCAAAGGCCTCACCGAAGGCAGCGCCACTTTGCAGCTCGCATCGAGCTCCCAGGTCGCGCCAGGACAAGATCAGGTGT